TCAATCTTACCTTTAGAGAAGATACGTTTAATAATTACACGCTCATGTTGGAAAACTGTCTCTGCCGCAATATACATATCTTCTTTTAGCTTTTCAATATCTTTCTCGTCTATCTCACCAGCCTCAAGCATTTCTCCTTGAAGTGTTCTGTATAACCAACCAGCAGCTTCCGCGTGTAGGTTCTCGTCACGAGCAGAGAAGTTGATACCACTCACCAAGTTCAGTAGTTTATTCTTACCTGAACTTTGGAAGTGCTTTAAGAAAGCGAATGAAGTATAAAGAATAGCCCCTTCTCCGAATGTAAAAGCACCCAAGGCTCGTAGATCATCTTCCCCATCAAGCGTATTTTCAAGAAATTTAATACGTTGGTTAAGGTCTTCATCATCTTGATAACTCCTATAGAATTCATCATCTGCTAGTCCAAGTTCTTCATTAATTTTTGAGTAAAACTTGGCATGGACTTGTAGTTCCATTGCACCAAACATTGCAGCCATTGGTTGGATATCCGCAGGTCTTGGGAACTTTCTAAATACAAAGTTTAACCAAAACTCGTCACCAATTATTTGTTCGTACTTAGTAAATAAGCGAAGAAGTTCAATAGTTCCAAACCTCTCGGCTTCTGTCATGTTGACCATGATATCTTGTTTGTCTTTATGTACCTTAACTTCATCGTGAGGCCAGAAGTGGTGTGCTTGTTTGTCTGCATACCAAACTGCCTCTGGGTAGTCTACGGTAAATTCTGATTTTGGTGTTCTTAATCTAACTGCCACAGTTATTCCCCTGCTTCTGTATATATATCAGACTGAGCATCTGCTCTTCTGCTCATACGTCTCATTTCTTCTTTTAGGAAGATGTCTTCTGTAGAGTATAAGAAGGCACCTAATGAAGCGGCACCAGAGCCTCTCCAATCAAAGTCTGTTCTTTCACTTCCTTCCACTCTGTTGCATAACACAATCTCATTCCTTAGATTTCTGTGATTACACTCGACCATTTCATAAGGTCTTGTGATGTCCATTCCATTTGTGTGTAGAATTCTAGCAAACTCTGTCGGTTCAGGTTGTGGGTCAACCCAATCATCAAGTAGTTGCAAATCTGAAACACTCAAGTAGTAAAAATTCATAGGTTTTATTTCTCCGTCTTGTTGTTAAAGTATCTTCTCCAAAAGTAACCACGAATAATAGATATAAAAGTAAAGATTATTGTTATTCCTAAGTTATCTACAAATGTGGTTGGTAGATTATAAATTGGAGCGATTAAAAAAGTCCAGATCAGAAGCGATAGCAACCAACCTGAACCAACATTTAGTACCTGTTCTACGAGGGAGTGTTTTTTACTCTGGCTCATAGTTCCAGCAACTGTGGTTGTCAATCAACTGACGGTGTTGAATGAATCCAAAGAAGTTACCAGACTGATAACCAAGCCCATTAGTATAACCTGTCACCCCCTCTGTGTCAAGGTCTGCTTCACAATCTATTGGACAACATTGATGTTCAAAGGGAGACGCATGTACTGGCTTAGCGTCTACCAGCAGTCTGTAGAGCATTTCAGCTTTTTCTAGACTGTTGTCTGTTAGGCGATAACTCACTTGAGCACAGCACGAGGAAGAAACCTTAAGAGCGTCCTCAAGAGACACACCGATGTTACCTACTATATATTCTAGGCTTGCATCACCATCACTAGCCCGGAAGGTGTCTACATAAGGTACGTGCCACTCACCTATACGTAGAAAAGTTGGCTCAGACTCTTGATAAGCCTTGTACATACAGTTTGATAACTCTCTGATCTCTGGTTGAGCATCCTTGTGACTACGTAGCCAGAAGAAGTTATCGTACTCTGTGGCTGTGCATACAACCTTAATAAACTGAAAAGGCTCTAGTAGCCTATTAACAATTTGCTTGTGGTAACCAGCTTGATGGAATGCTTTTGCATGAAAGATAGCGTCATTCCTAGCAAGATCCCAAGCTTGCTCTCGGCTTGGTTTGTCGTACTCATCCCCTTCGTACCCAAGGATAGATGACACAAATGCATCACATTCATCATCAGCTTGCATACCTTTCTGGTGAGCACCCCAATGAATAGGCATCGCTGTGTTTGCTTTAATATTGTCAATCATCTTTGGAACTGGAATAGCACGACTACTGGCAGCGTTTCGGCTAAATAGCCTGTGCGTCATAAACTCTGCGTGAACAAAGCGCGGATAGTTCAGTTCGTAAGTTGTTACACGCTTACCCGCAGCACTTACGCTATCAGCAATAATCTTTGCGGAAATACCTCCCTTACCTTGTATATCAACCATACTTCATAACCTCCTGCATAATAAGTCTTGTGAATACTTCCGGTTTAATGTCTTCGTTCTTCTGCCTCATCTTGATAGTGTGCGCTTCCCTTAGTTCAATGAAGTTTCGACTATCCCCTTCGAAGTCATTAAAACCTTGCCCTGTGAACTGAATGATATAAATGTTGTTGCCACTAAATTCGTTAATTATCGGCAAAGTTTCTTCAATAAAACCTGAGTCTGTAAATACAACACCACGTTCAAAGTCTCCAATAGATATGGAGTCTGCGGATTTCTTACCAAAAAAGTCTTTACCAAAGTTAGGTTTAGTCATAACTTCACTAACAAAGATTAAGAAGTCTCTAGGAGACATTCCACGGAAATACCCGGAACGTTTTTCTTTTAAAGTCCTATCAGTGCAGTAATGAATGAATTGTCCATAGTTATTACAGTTGGCGAAAGGATATGCACTACAGTAGAGTGCAGTCTTAAACGCTTTTAGCTCACAACCATACGTATCCTGAAGGCATTTGCCAATAGTGTCCTTACCCGCCCCCGAGGGAGCGTTAAGTAAGAGTATCTTATTACTCAGTGGGTTCATCTTCTACCACCTCAGAGAGTTGCTGTGTCATTTCAATGATATCGGACAAGTCTACTCCTACAAAGTCGTGAGGCTTCAGTAGCTTTTTATCACTTTCGCGGATTACTGAATAGAATTCATCCCCATCTTCCATAGTAGTCAGACGAACAAAAGTAGCAACGCCTTCTTCTTCATAGAACTTGACAGTCTCATTAGCATATTCAGGAGTGTCGTGGAACTTGGTTAGGTTGTTGTCACAAACTCTCTCCAAGGCATCACTAACATCTACACCACAAAGCTGTAGTTTCTGGTAGAGACCAATAGCAACGACCATAACGTCTGCAACACCATCTACAAGCTCTGTGAGATCCTTATCAGCAACTGCGTTATAAGTTTCAGCAGCCTCTTCTACGATCCTGTCGCTTTGATTGCCAACCTGTTCCCAGAAATCTTCACTCAAAGGTCTGACGCCCTTGTTGCCAATCAAGTTGTTGAATAAAAAGATTTTCTCGTATACTGTCATAAATTTTACCTCTTCTGTGTGTTTATCGTCAACTACTTAGGCGTACTTTTTAACAAGATAGTCTAGACTTACCATCATTGGGTTTCCGAAACCTTGCTTAACATCATGTAGTACAGTGATGCCTCGAAAGTGGTTGTTACCTTGTGGGCCTTTGTATTCCTCATCATGAGGGTAGAAGGCACCATTTACAATACCAATCTGCATCTTACCGTCAATGCTGGGTTTGATTGCAATGTCAAGGCACTGTTTATGTCCAACAACGAAAGACCTCCCAACATTTTTAAGAACATTCAATGCTGTGCCACCGTATGGCTTACCTGTCATTGGGTTCGCAAGGTAGTGGACGTAGAAGATACCGTTTTCCATTACTGGTTGAAGGAAATCGTATACTTCCCAACCATATGATTCTAGGTTCAACAACTTTGTTCCGAGAAATCCATGCAACTCTGGGGTGTCGTTGGTGAATCTATCAATACGATCTTCGTGATTACCCATGCAGAAGATCATACGTGGAGAATACACTTTCTTTTTGTTTCTTCTCTGACTCTCTTGGAGCTTCTCTAGTGGCCCTGTGATCAGAGCCATGCCCTTGTAGCCAGCATCCAAGTCCTCTTTAATACGGCGTCCCTCAAAGGCTTTCTTGCCCCTGTCGTAAGAAGATAGCGACGGCATATCAAAGTGGTCGCCAATATGCACAATAACATCTGGCTTCTTTGCTACGATGTACCTGCCCAGTGCTTCGAGGTGTGTAAAATCTTGATCTGGTTTACATTGTGTGTCTGCAATAATTAAATGCTTCATATATCTTATGCCCTCTCTGTGAATAAATAGGAAACCCTAGGGTTGTGCTTGTCAACCTCAGTCTCCTGTAGAATTTCAGCTTTAATATAGAAATCATTGTCATCTACGAGAACCCCCAACTCTGTCAAAGCATCGTAGCAAAACTTAGCGTTTGCTGCTATGAAATTCTGCTTATCTGACCTCCTGTTGCTCCCCTTGTATAGCTTCATCACAACGTCTATTGGTTTTAGAAATTTTACAGAGTCTTGTTGGGTTCTTTTTAATTCTTCCTCTACGTACTTTTTAAAAAGTTTCTTCGCCTGATTATATTCAAGGTAGTGTACATTGTTTGTATAATT